TTGACGTTGGTAACTTACCTCGTGGTAAGTCTGAGCAATATATGAAAGATATTATGGCTCGCTATAGAAATAAACTAGTATATGATGCTGATACCGGTCAGATTAGAGACGACCGTAAACATATGTCAATGCTAGAAGACTTTTGGCTTCCTCGTAGAGAGGGCGGGCGGGGTACCGAGATCTCCACCTTGCCTGGAGGTGAAAACCTCGGCCAAATTGATGACATCATCTATTTCCAAAAACGTCTATATCGTTCATTGAATGTTCCTATCAATAGACTAGAGCAAGAAGCTCAGTTTTCATTAGGACGTTCTACAGAGATTTCACGTGACGAACTTAAATTTCAAAAGTTTATTGACAGACTTCGTAAGCGCTTTTCTACATTGTTCTTAGAAATTCTTAAGAAGCAACTTGTGATGAAAGGTCTAATTACTGAAGATGATTGAAATACCAGAAAAAATGATATTGTAATTGATTATACTCGTGACAATCATTTTACAGAATTAAAAGGCGCTGAGCTATTAAGAGAACGTTTGCAAACTCTAGATCAAGTTAGCCAATATGTTGGTGAGTATTTCTCAAAAGAATGGGTTATGAAAAACGTGCTGATGTTCAACGATGAAGATATTAAACAAGTTGCTAAACAAGCAGACGAAGAAGAGCCAGAAGAAAATGACATTCCGGCACAAGATGAAGAATAGTTTTATTATAAATAATTGTTAAACGGAGATAATTATGGAAAATATTGAACAATTGATCCAACAGGCTCAAGACCAAGATTTAGCAAAGGCAAATAATACTTTTGCTGAAATCATGGCTGCCAAAATGAACGATGCATTGGATCAAGAGCGGATTAAAGTATCCGGTCAAATTTATAATGGTCTTGAAGCAGAGGACCCCGAAGAGGAACAACTTGAATTAGACTTAGATGATGAAGACGTTGAAGTAGAGTCGGAGGAAGATTACGATGTTGACGACGAAGTTGATACAGACGACGCCGACGAAGACTCTGAAGACGATTAGAGAAGCTGTTAAAAAGGAACGTACAGTTTTTCAAAGAAAGTATATGGGCTATAAGCTTGAAATAATTCAGAATTATGACAAGTTTGTGGCATATGTAGACGGTGAGAAATTAGATACATATGATTCAAAACCGCATGCGCAAAAAATGCTTATGCAGTTTATTAAGGAAATAGAATAATGAAGCTTATTGCTGAATATACTGAACAAAATATTCAATGCTTGGTAGAAGCCAAGGAAGATGGTACTAAAGCTTATACCATCGAAGGTGTATTCGCGCAAGCTGAACAGAAGAATAGAAATGGTCGTATTTACCCGAAGCCCGTTATGGAAGCTGCGGTTAAGAAATATGCCAATGAACAAGTTAAAACAAAAAGAGCTGTCGGTGAACTAAATCACCCTGATGGCCCTACTGTTAACTTGGATAAAGTTTCCCATCTTATTACTGACCTCAAATTTGAGGATAACAATGTGATGGGCAAAGCACGCATATTGGACACACCTATGGGTCAAATCGTAAAAGGTTTACTTGAAGGCGGAGTTCAACTAGGCGTATCAACTCGTGGTATGGGTAGCCTTGAGAAACGTGGCGACGCTATGTACGTCAAAGATGACTTTATGCTTAATACGGTTGACATCGTACAAGATCCATCTGCCCCAGGAGCTTTTGTTAATGGGATTATGGAAGGTGTAGACTGGGTCTGGAATAACGGCATCATTGAAGCTCAAGAAATTGAAAAAATGGAGACTGAAATTAAAAAGGCTCCACGCGCTGATCTCTATGAGACACAGACTCGTGAGTTTAAAAATTTCCTCTCGTTACTGAAAACTAAACGATATTAAGGAGTCGACATGACTGATCAAATCGATTACGATGTTGAGCTCGACGAGACAGAAATCGAAGAAGCTCACGATCCAAAGAATGCAGAAGCACAATCAATTGCTTCTGTGGATTCAGCTGAAGACAAAGGACCTAAAGCGAAAGCTCGTAAAGGTGACAAGTCTAACAGCGAACCAATGCAAAAGTTGCCAAATACTAAAGCTGGTATGATCAACGCGGCATACATGAAAATGTCTAAAATGAAAAAAGAAGACCTTGCAGGTATGCTAAAACAAGTTATGGGCGAAGGTGTTGAAGCCGAAGAAACTGCCGTTGTAGAAGACATTCAAGTCAACTACGAAGCAGATTTTTCAGCTGACCTAGACGCGTTGATTTCGTCTGAAGCTACTCTTTCTGAAGAGTTTAAAGCCAAAACAGCCGTAATCTTTGAAGCAGCTATTAAATCTAAATTGGCCGATGAAATCGACCGTTTGGAAGAAAACTATAAGACTGAACTTGAAGAGGAACTATCAGCAACTAAAGCTGACCTTGTAGAGAAAGTCGATAGCTACCTCAACTATGTGGTTGAGAACTGGATGGAAGAAAATAAACTAGCGGTACAATCTGGCCTACGTACAGAAATCGCAGAGAAGTTTATGAACTCATTGAAAGATCTGTTTACAGAATCTTATATCGAGGTTCCAGAATCTAAAGTTGACCTAGTTGACGAACTTGCAGCAGAAGTTGAAGATCTTGAAGAAGCTCTAAACACTTCAATGCAAAAAGCAATTCAAGTTTCAGAAGAACTAGAAACAATGAAGCGTAACGAAGTGATTCGTGAAGCGTCACGTGACCTAGCAGAAACACAAGTTGAAAAGCTTGCGAAGCTTGTAGAAGATATTGATTTCGAAGACGAAGAAACTTTTGCTGACAAAGTAAAAGTTGTCAAAGAATCATACTTCAAAAAAGAAACCGTTGAGTCTGTAATTGAAGAAACAACAGAAGAAGAAGGCGATGCAATCGTTGAAGCTTCTGGTTCAATGGCTCAATACATTAACGCGATTCGTAAATCGACGCAAAAATAATTTGGGAGTCCAAAACAATGCAATCTTACGATAAGTTGATCGAAAAGTGGGCGCCAGTACTTAATGAAGAGTCTGCTGGCAGCATCCAAGATCACCACAAAAAAGCAGTTACAGCTGCTGTTCTAGAAAACCAAGAAATCGCACTACGCGAAGAGCGTGCTGCACACCAAGGGTTCTTGGCAGAAGACGCACCTGCTGGTGCTAACACAGGTTCGATCGGAACATGGGATCCAGTATTGATCTCATTGGTTCGTCGTTCTATGCCAAACCTAATGGCTTATGACGTTGCTGGCGTTCAGCCAATGACTGGTCCAACTGGCTTGATTTTCGCAATGAAATCACGCTACGATGGTGGTTCAACATCAAATACAGAAGCGCTATTCAACGAAGCAGACACACGCTTCGCTGGTACACAAACAGGTGCAGCGCAGGGTACTGATGGTTCAGGTTTGGATGTTACTAACGCTAACTCACCAAACACAATCGACTCAGACCGTACAACTGCTCTAGCAACTGCCGGTATGACAACAGACTCTGCTGAAGCACTAGGTGATTCTTCAGGTAACGCGTTTGCTCAAATGGGTTTCACCATTGAGAAATCAACTGTTACAGCGAAATCACGTGCGTTGAAAGCAGAATATTCTCTAGAGCTAGCGCAAGACTTGAAAGCGATTCACGGCCTAGACGCAGAAACAGAATTGGCAAACATCTTGTCAACTGAAATTCTTGCGGAAATCAACCGTGAAGTTATTCGTACAATCAACTCACAAGCGAAAACTGGTGCTCTACAGTCTAACGTAGCAGTTAACGGTATCTTCGACCTATCATCTGATGCAGATGGTCGTTGGTCAGTTGAGAAGTTCAAAGGTCTAATCGTTCAAATCGAACGTGAAGCAAACACAATCGCGAAAGAAACACGTCGCGGTAAAGGTAACTTCATCATCTGTTCATCAGATGTTGCAAGTGCTCTAGCAGCTTCAGGCATGTTGGACTATACTCCAGCTCTATCAACTAACTTGAACGTTGATGACACAGGCAACACATTTGCTGGTGTTCTAAACGGTCGTACACGTGTCTACATCGATCCATATGCGACAGTAGACTATGTAACAGTTGGTTACAAAGGTACTAACCCATACGACGCTGGTATCTTCTATTGCCCATACGTACCACTAACTATGGTTCGTGCGGTTGGTGAAGACAACTTCCAGCCAAAAATTGGTTTCAAAACTCGTTACGGTATGGCGTCAAACCCATTCGTAGGCTCAACTCCAGCAAACGGTCTTGCAGCAGCGAAATCAAACCAATACTACAGAATCTTCCGTGTGGACAACATCCTAACATAAGATCTGATAATAAAAGTCTATCTCCTAGGAGCCCTTCGGGGCTCCTTTTTTTATTATAAATACATCTATAAACGAGAGATGTGATATGGCAACTACGACAACAACAATATCTACAGGTATTTTAGAATCTACTCTAACGTCTAATGTTAACTACCTACAACCTACTGGGTTTAAGTTGGGCATTAATCGTAAGTATTTTCCAAATGTTGAATACTTTGCTCAATCGATTCAACATCCTGATATGCAAATTTCAGCTATTGAAGTTCCATATAGAAGAATTGGTTCTATTCCATTAACCGGTGATAAATTAGTTTTTGGTGAAATGACTGCAATGATTATTATGGATGAAAATCTTTCTGCTTATACAGAAATGTATGAGTGGCTCAAATCGTTTGTGGAAGCTCCAGATGTAAAAGCTTCTGAAGCAGCTGATGGAGTAAAAGGTCCTTCAACAGCTGATATTACTGTGTCTATATTGACTAGCCATAATAACGTAGCGAAGAAATTAATATATAGAGATGCTATCCCAACTTTGTTAGGCGATATTGCATTTGAAGCTGCGGCTGGTGATGTACAATATATGACATTCCCTATTTCGTTCAGATTCTCATATTTTGAAATTGAGTAAACTTAGGATATATTATGGATTTAAAAATGATTCTCGACATGTGGTCGAGTGACTGTGTTATTGGTCAAACTAGTTTAGATGAATCTTCTCGTCAAACTCCCTTACTTCACGCAAAATATTTAGAACTACTTTCAACTGCTAAGCTTCGTCTTAAGAAAGCTGAACAGGATCAAAAAGTATTACTCAAAGATAAGTGGCTTTATTATAATGGCAAAATGGATCAAAGTGAAATTCAAGAGAAAGGCTGGAAGCCTGACCCTTTTGATGGCCTTAAAATACTCAAAGGTGAGATGGATTATTACTACGATGCAGATCCGGAAATACAACACTCTGTTGAAAAAATAGAATATCTTAAAACAATTATTGAAACCTTAAATGAAATAATTAATAATGTTAATTGGCGACATCAAACAATTAGCAATATGATTAAGTGGAGAATCTTCGAGAGTGGCGGCTGATATTACGATATGGAAGAAAAATGAAAGTATTGCTTTAGTTGATTGTGATGCAGGTATCGCACAAGCTTTAAGTGATTATTTTTCTTTCTTTGTTCCAGGTTACAAGTATATGAAATTATACAAACGTAAAATCTGGGATGGTAAAATCAGATTATTTAATGCCAACTCGAGAGAGTTGCCGGCAGGACTTCATCCTTTTGTTGATGAGTTCTGTAAGAGAAACGGTTATACATTACATACAGAATCTTCTGATTATGGATCACCGTTAGACAAAGATGATTTAGATCCTAAAATTATCTACCAACAAATTAAAGATTTAGAATTAAAATCTCGTGGTCAATCAATAGACATTAGAGATTATCAGTTTGATGCTGTGATGAAAGCATTGGACTTAAACAGGTGTGTTTTATTATCACCTACAGGATCTGGTAAATCTCTTATCATCTATTGCTTAACACAATTGTGGTTGCAGCATATATCAGATGGTTATCAAAAGACTTTGGTTATTGTTCCTACAACATCTCTTGTAGAACAAATGGAAAAAGACTTTTTAGATTACGGATATTCAGATAATATTCATAAAATTTATTCTGGGCGTGATAAAGATAATATAAACTCTGACATTGTAATATCTACATGGCAATCAATCTATAAGCTACCACAAGAATGGTTTGAGCAGTTTGGTATGGTAATCGGTGACGAGTGTCATGGATTTAAATCTAAATCGCTTACAGACATAATGAATAAATGTACCGAGGCAAAATATAGAATCGGCACAACTGGCACCTTGGATAACGCACAGGTCCACCACCTTGTTCTCCAAGGACTCTTTGGAAAAATCCATAGGGTTACAACAACCAAGGCTCTGCAAGACAGTAATACGCTTGCTCAGCTCGATATAAATATTATTGTGCTTAAATATAATGAAGAGATTCGTAAGTCTCTAGGAAAGGTGAGTTATCAAGATGAAATCGACTGGATTGTACGAAATCCTACCCGTAATAATTTTATTCGGAATTTGGCTTTGGATGCTGATGGGAATACTCTCGTCTTATTTAACTATGTTGACAAGCACGGGAAACCCCTTTTTGATATGATTAATGATAAAGCTGAAGAAGGCAGAAAAGTCTTTTATGTATCAGGCGAAGTCGAAACATCAGATCGAGAAGCTATAAGGC